AAAGGAGTCATATTTATGGTTGATAAATCAAAAACATTTAATCAATTAAAAGAGTCACTCGAAAAACTTGTTGAGCATTATAATAAATTGACTTGGAACGATTTGGATGTACAGTGGACTAAGGTTGCGGAATATTGCGATAATGACGTTCTTGCTACAGAGGCCTTTTTTAATGCGAGAAAAGCCGATTATTAGAGAGGAACGTTTTGAAACTTTAAAAGAAATTAATATCATCATAAATCTAATTGAAAAGTTGGAAAATACGAATATTTGAATGAGGAGAGAGATAAAATGACAAGAGCAGAAACTCTAGATAGAGCTAAACAATGTGTATGCGGTCAACGTGAGAATGAATATGGCTCACCCGAAGATAACTTTCGGTCGATAGCCGCTTTATGGTCGGCGTATAAAAATACTGAATTTACAGCAACCGACGTTGCCATGATGATGGCATTATTAAAAATAGCTAGGATTAAAACTGGGACTGCAACTGAAGACAGCTTTGTAGATTTAGCTGGTTATGCAGCCTGTGGTGCAGAGATTGCATTTAATAATAAGAAAAGGAGAGGATAATATGAAAAAAATAGAACTTATGAAAACTGTTAACAAGATTGGTTTTAAACTCAAAAAAAATAGCCCCGAGATCCTTGTAGTAGCCGGGGTAGTCGGAACCGTTGTAAGTGCGGTCATGGCTTGTAAAGCTACTACTAAAGCGAATGATATTTTAGAAAAAGCTAAAGAAGATATCGACGCTATTCATAAATGTGCAGCCAATGAAAAGTTCGCAGAGGAATATACCCCTGAAGACGTTAAGAAAGACTTGGCTATCGTTTATATTCAGACCGGTGTTAAGCTTGCCAAACTTTATGCCCCCGCAGTACTTCTTGGTGCTCTATCCCTAAGTAGCATTTTAGCATCGAATAATATTCTTCGTAAAAGAAATGTAGCTCTCGCAGCCGCATATGCTACGGTCGATAAAGGTTTCAAACAATATAGAAATCGAGTTGTAGAGCGTTTTGGCGAAGAAGTCGACCGCGAACTGAGGTACGGCATTAAGGCAAAGAAGATCGAAAAGACCGTTGTTGATGAAGACGGTAAGGAAAAGAAAGTAAAAGAGACCGTCAACGTTGTGGAAAGAGACTCATTGAGTGATTATACTTTCTTCTTTGACGAATCCAGTCCTTATTGGGAAAAAGACGGAAGTTATAATCGAATGTTTCTCCTAGCTCAGCAACAATATGCTAACGATAAACTTAGAGCCAATGGATATTTATTCTTAAATGACGTACTCGATAGCCTTGGTATTCCTAGAACTAAAGCCGGTCAAATTGTCGGTTGGGTATATAATCCCGATAACACTAATGGTGATAATTACGTTGATTTCGGGATTTACGAAGCCTACCGAAGGAATGAAGAAGTTTTTACTAAGGATAAAGCTACGCGTGAAATATTTGGAAAAGAAGTATATGAACGAGTAGTCCTTCTTGACTTCAACGTAGATGGTAACATTTTAGATCTGATGTAAAAGGAGGTAATTATATATGAATAAAAAAATAAATTTTTTGATGTTTGTTCTCGGCGTAGCCGTCGGCTCAGTAGTTACCTGGCAGTATGTTGAGAAAAAATATGAGCGGATAGCTCAAGATGAAATTGATTCAGTTGATTCAAATGACAAGTTTATCGAAGAAGACCGAATAAAGGCGGACAATGCAAAAGAAAAGCCGAGCATTATTGAATACGCAGCCCGTTTACGCGAACAGGGCTATACCAATTATTCTGATATAGTTGATGAAAAACCCGAGGAGGTGAAAGAGAAGTCTATGAGCGTGGATAAACCTTATGTTATCGCTCCAGAGGAGTTCGGCGAATTAGATGACTATGACACAATTAGTCTAACTTATTACGCTGATGAGGTTTTGGTTGATGATAATGATGAAATTGTGGAAGATATTGAAAATGTTGTCGGATTCGATTCTTTGAATAGTTTTGGAGAATATGAGGATGATTCAGTATTTGTCAGAAATGATAGATTGAAATGTGACTATGAAATCCTTCTTGATCAAAGAAAATATCCGAGCGTTATCAGAAGAAAGCCGCATGAGGTGGATGACTAATGACAAAAAACGAGCTAAACAAAGAATACTTCGAATGGATGTACCAGCTCGTACGTAAAGATGGATATTCTAAGAGACTATCCTATCGGAAGCTTTTGACCCATCTGTATGATATAGAGTTTACCTATATCATTAGAATGGATGGTAACAGAGCCGAAGATGGGATAGACCTCCGATATCGATTTGGATATGAGCGTCAATACAATAACACTATAATAGCAACATATTTGAATGACCGTCCTTGTAGTGTTTTAGAAATGTTAACAGCCCTTGCTATTCGTTGCGAGGAACACATTATGGACGATCCTGATATAGGTAATCGTACCGGGCAATGGTTTTGGAACATGATTTCAAACCTAGGTTTAAGTTCTTTGGACGATACGAGATTTGACAGTAGATATTTGAACCGCGTCATCGCAAGGTTTTTGAATCGAGAATACAAAAGAAATGGAGAAGGCGGATTATTTACTGTTAAGAACTGCAAACATGATTTGCGAACTGTTGAAATTTGGTATCAAATGTGTTGGTACTTGGACGAGATCCTAGTATCTTAGGAGGAGCATATGACTCATAATGAAATTTTTAAATGGTTTGAATTATATTTCGAGCTATTTGCCGGAGACCGGGTCGCTGCCTGGTTTCCCAATGGTAAAAACAGCATCCGTATAAGACAGAAGAATGGAGCAGAATTTATATTTACCTTTAATAGTAATAAAGATTGGAAATTTGAAATGATACGAAAGGGGGAAAAAGCTAATGGTTGAGGTAATTAATTATATTTTTGGAAGCTTACAAGCTTCTTCAGATGACATTAAAAGTATGAAAAAAATACTAAGAAATCAAGCAAGATTCAATCGAACGCTAACAGCTTTCGTATTCACTATTACCATTTATGCGCTTATGGTGGAAATCCATAATTATGGACAGGACAAAAAAATTGAGAACTCAGTAAATGAGATCGAGGAGTTTAAACGCATGAAGGGAGAATAAAATTCGATGTTTGACTTTCTTATGATTTCAACACGTAGCACAAAGCGTGGTATAATAGAAATCTATCCAAAGTTCATCATCAAAAAAAGCTCAGATCTCATGATTCGAGGCGGTGATTTTTACGCTATCTGGGTTGATGAACTCGGTCTATGGTCTACGGACGAGCATTGTGCTTTACAACTTATAGACCGTGAACTGGATAGATATGCGGAAGAAAACCGCCATAAATTTGACTCTAATATAAAGGTTCTGCATATGTGGGACGCTGAGTCCGGAATGATTGACTCTTGGCATAAATACTGTCAGAAGCAGATGAGAGATCATTTTTATATGTTGGACGAGAAAATTATATTTTCCAACTATAAAACTGATAAAAAAGATTACGCCAGTAAAAAGCTGAATTATCCGCTTGAACCTGGCGATTTGTCTGCCTATGACAAGCTGATGTCCACTCTGTATTCAGAGGAAGAAAGACATAAGATTGAATGGGCAATCGGGTCAATCGTCACTGGGGACTCTAAGAAAATTCAGAAATTTATGGTTTTATACGGTGAAGCGGGAACTGGTAAATCTACAATACTTAACATCATCCAGCAGTTATTTGAAGGGTATTATACAGTGTTTGACGCAAAAGCCCTTGGATCATCTAGTAACTCATTTGCTCTAGAGGCGTTCAAAAACAATCCGCTTGTAGCGATTCAACACGATGGCGACCTCTCTAAAATTGAAGATAATACGAAGTTAAATAGTCTTGTTTCCCACGAGCTTATGACAGTTAATGAGAAGTTCAAGTCTACCTATTCAAATCGTTTTAAATGTTTTTTGTTTATGGGTACAAATAAGCCGGTTAAAATTACTGACGCAAAATCAGGTCTTATAAGAAGACTAATTGACGTATCCCCTACCGGTAACAAATTAAGTCCTCAAGAGTATAAAACGATTATGAAACAGATCAGTTTTGAACTTGGAGCGATCGCCTATCACTGCCAAGAAGTATATTTAAGTGATCCCGGTAAGTATGATGATTATATTCCAGTGGCGATGTTAGGAGCATCTAACGATTTTTATAACTTCGTTATTGATTCGTATCATATATTTAAGAAAAATGACGGTGTTACGTTGAAGGCTGCATGGGAAATGTACAAGACTTATTGTGATGAGGCAAAAGTAGCATTCCCGTTTTCACAAAGAATCTTTAAAGAGGAGCTTAGGAATTATTTCATGGATTACAAGGAGCGATTCAACCTTGATGATGGATCCAGAGTTCGTAGTTATTACTGTGGATTTCGGACAGAAAAATTTGAGAAAAGAACCCTTGATGATAAAGAGGAAGAAACTAAAGCACCGTGGATTCAATTCGAAAGTCAAGAGTCTATATTTGACAAGGAGTATGCGGATTGTTTCGCTCAGTATGCCACAGATAATGAAACCCCATTCAAAAAATGGGATGACGTTACGTCGAAACTATCTGAATTGGATACATCTAGGCTTCACTATGTTAGAGTTCCCGAAAACCATATTGTTATAGACTTCGATATTCCAGACGAAAATGGTAATAAATCTTTTGAAAAGAATATCGAAGAAGCGAGTAAATGGCCGTCTACATATGCAGAACTTAGTAAGAGTGGTGCTGGTATACACCTGCATTATATTTACACTGGAGATGTCTCGAAACTGAGCCGCGTTTATGATGACTACGTGGAAATTAAGGTATTCACTGGTAAAAGTTCGTTAAGACGAAAATTGTCGAAGTGCAACAACTTACCAATCTCGATGATTAGCTCGGGTTTACCACTGAAAGGAGAAAAAAACATGGTAAATTTTGAAGCGATAAAGAGCGAGAAAGGGCTTAGAACCCTGATCAAACGAAATCTCAACAAAGAGATACATCCAGGTACTAAGCCTAGTATCGACTTTATTTACAAAATACTGGAGGATGCATATGCTAGTGGTTTGAATTATGATGTCACTGATATGCGCAATGCGATATTAGCATTTGCTGCGAATAGCACAAATCACTCTGACTATTGTATTAAACTAGTAAATAAGATGCAGTTTAAATCAGAAGAGATATCCTCCGGAGAAAAAAATGAAGACGCAAAACTTGTGTTTTTTGACGTAGAAGTCTTTCCTAACCTGTTTTTAGTTAATTGGAAGATCGAAGGTGAAGGAAAACCTGTTGTGCGAATGATTAACCCCTCCCCTTCTGAAATTGAAGATCTGATGAAATTCAGATTGGTAGGGTTCAACTGCCGTAGATATGATAATCATATTTTGTACGCCAGACTTATGGGTTATACAAATGAGCAAATTTATAATCTATCTCAGAAGATCATTAACGGTAGTCGGAATTGTTTCTTCGGGGAAGCCTATAA